CTGTCCGACGACGCGCGCCGGCTGGTCGACGACATCACCCCGAACGCGCAGGCCGTTGACCGCCTCGCCGAGCAGACCGTCACCCTGCTCACCGACCGGCATGCGTCGATTCTGCGGACCGTCGAGGACGGCTACCGCGCCGTTGTCGCCGAGGTGACCGCAACGCCCCTGCTCGGTACCGGTACCCGTCGGCATGCCACGCAGGACGCCATGCGCGCATGGGCCGACCGCGGGATCACGTCGTTCACGGACCGCGCCGGACGCCGATGGCAGCTCACGAGCTACGCCGAGATGGCCGTACGGACGTCCGTCGGGCGGGCCGCGACCGAGGCGCACGCGCGCACCCTCACCGACGCCGGAATCGATCTGGTCATCGTGAGCGACGCCCCGCGCGAGTGCCCGCTCTGCCGCCGGTGGGAAGGCAAGATCCTTTCTCTGTCCGGGCCCGCGGGCGCGCGCACGGTCGAGGTTGAGCACGCCATCGAGGACGGCCGCATGGTCAGTGTGGACGTCGCCGGATCCCTCGACGAGGCCCGACAGGCAGGGTTGCAGCACCCCAACTGCCGCCACTCGACGTCCGCCTACACCCCCGGCATCACCCGCGTCGAGGAGCCGAGCAGCGACCCCGCCGGCTACGAGGCCGGACAGCGACAGCGCGCGATCGAGCGGAACATACGCCGGTACAAGAACCGCGCCGCCGCCGCGGTCGACCCCGAGGCGCAGCGCCAGGCGAACGCCAAGGTTCGTCAGTGGCAGGGCACCATGCGCGCCCACCTCGACGCCCACCCCGACCTACGCCGGCTCAGGCACCGCGAGCAGCCCGGAGCCTCGAACCTCCCCGAGCCGCACACGCCGGCATCGCCCGAGCAGGTCGACGCCGCCCGCGTGTGGTCCGGCGACGAACGCAGCGTGCGCGCCATGGACGATGACCAGCTCGCCGCCGCCGAGCGGTCCGGTCTGCTCGACCAGCGCGCCCGCGACCGCATCGCCGCCGAGGCCGACCGCCGCGACCTCGCCGACCTGCTCGACCGCGCCGCCCCCGGCGGACGCCTCACCGACGACCTCGCCACGTTGTCGGACGACGAGTTGGCCCGCGTTCTCGGCCACGTCGACACGTCCGACGCCCTGCGCATCGCCGGCGAGATGGACCGCCGCGACCTCGCCGCCCGCCTGCCCGACGTCCGCACCGACCTTGTGCGCCTGTCGGACGACCAGTTGGCCGCGCGCGTGCGCGAGGCCATCGCGCACAGCACCGACGACGTGACCAGCCTCGCCGCCGAGGCGCACCGCCGCGACCTGCTCGCCGCGTACTTCCCGAACGGGACGCTTGCCGGGGACCTGTCGCAGGTGGGGGACGACGCGTTGGCGTGGTGCATGCAATACGCCAACGACGAGGAACTACTCAGGATCGCCGCGGAGATGGACAGCCGCGAGGCCGTGCCCCTGCCCGCGCCGGCCGCGACCGGCGACACCATGGCCGACCTGCTCGCCGACCGCAACGCCCTCGCCGACGCCATGGGCGAGGCCCCCGACCCCGAGGGGTGGGGCGCCCTCGCCGATGACGCCGCGTGGGCCGACGAGTTGGCCGCCAACATCGCCGCGGACGCCGCCCGAGGCGTGACCGCGGAGACCGCCCGGAAGCTCACCCGCGCCGAGGCCCGCGCCCTGTACGACGAGTACTGCTACCGGCAGATGCTCGCCGCCGAGGACGCGACGAACGGCTACCTTCTCAACAAGAAGGCCCAGGCCGCCGGGCATAGCCCGATGACCCTGTTCAGCGGTCCCGCCCGCATCGCGTACGCGCGCGCGTCGGACGAGTTGAAAGAGTGGTGGGCGACGCACGGCCGCCTCACTCAAGCGGAGTTCATCGAGCAGGCGACCGGCCAGAAACAGCGTTGGGCATCCGCTGCCCGCAAGAACGAGAGCGACCACCAGAACAAGAGGTGAGCAGTGGGGACCCGCGAGGACATCGTGCGCGCCGTTCTGGCCGGCGCCGAGGCCGGACGCAACGGCGACGAGCCGACCACGTGCCCGTACCCCGCAACGTCCCTGCTCCGTACGGCATGGATCAAGGGCTATGCCCGCTCCCGCCCGGTCGCCGACCGGGGCGAGGACTCCGACCTGTAGCACTCAGCCGACCGGACCATCACCCGTGGAACAAAGCGAACCGCAGGGGACTAGAAAACACACGCACGATCTCACGGTCCAGCTGGTGTCAACGGGGTACAACCTGCCCATCCAGCGCGGCATTTGGGGGCACGGTTGTTTGAATTTGGTGGAAGAATCTGGTTCTTTGCCACTGTTGTATTTGCCGGCGTGATGGCTCCGCTAATTTACGGCCTCACCCTGGGGAACAACGAAGCCTCCAAGAGCTCTACGTCCGCTTCCAGCACCACCACCACGAGTTCGTCGGAACCGCCTTTGGCGCTCTGGATTACGTTGTGTGTCTGCTTCGCGATAGCCACCATCGTTCTTGCTTGGTACCTCTGGGAGCGCACCCGTCGAGAGATTACCGCTCGCAAGGCAGCAGAGGACGAGGCAGAGCACGCGCGCAAAGTGGGAGAGAAGCAACTCGCCGAGTTGAAGACCGTCACAGCGTTGGCCACTCTGCTTGACCTGAACCAGCACCAGATCGACGAGTACCACCGCATCGCCACGGGTCAGGCGGACCGGTCTTTCCGGTCCTCACAGCGTGCAATGGCACTTGGCCTTGCTGTACTCGTCGCCTGCTTCATCGCTGGCATGCGCGTGCCCTCAGAGGAGGCCAAAGTGTTTTTTGGCGCCCTTGCAGCTGTGGGTGCGGCCTTCTCTGGTTTCCTCAATCGCACATATATCCACATGTACGGTCGCACGCTTGGCCAGCTCAATCGGTACTTCGATCAACCTGTCCTCACGGGGTACTACTTGACCGCCGAAAGGCTGGCGCAAGATCTCCCAGACAGCCCCGAAGGCGAGATGCGCAAGAGGATCATCGAGCAGGTGCTCGAAGCCAGCGCTCGCCTGAACGTACAGCCTCAGACAGACACGGTGCCCCCGGCGCCCCGACGGCTTCGAAGGGCTGCCAAGGCTTCGGGCGTACCCACGCCGTCTGCGCCCGCCGAGTAGCAAGCAGAACGACACTGCCTCTATAGGAAGCCCCGCCCACCTCGCGCAGAGAGAGCGGGGCGATCCTCCGCCCGCGCCAGGGGCCCGCCGATGCGGGCCCTTTTTGCATGCCCGCGACCCCCAGGAAGGGACCCCCCGATGCCCGAGTCGACCCCCTCGAACACCCCTGCTGCCCCCGCGGCCCCGCAGGCGCCCGCCGCACCGGCCGCGCCGCCGGCGGCACCCGCCGTGCCCGCCGTCCCGGCCGCGCCACAGGCCCCCGCCGCCCTGGCGCCGGCCGCGCCGAACGCCCCTGAGACGCAGGACATCGCGAGCCTGCCCCAGTGGGCCCAAGACATGATCAAGGGCGCCCAGCAGCCCGCCCAGGCCCCGCAGGCACCCGCCGCATCCGCCCCGCAGGCCCCGGCCGTCGAGGGCAACGTGAACACCCTGCCGAGGTGGGCGCAACAGGCCATGACCGGCGGACAGGACGCCGCCCGGCAGCTCGCCGCGCAGTCCGCCGTGATCGCCGCGGCGCCGGCCGCGGGCGCCGACATATCCCGCCTGCTCGACTCCCGCGCATTCATGGACGCCATGGGCCAGGTGAACGCCGCCGACCCAGCCGCCGTCACCGCCGCCATCACGACCGCCGTGCAGGCGAACCCGCACCTTGCCCTCACAGTCGGCCCGGCCCGCGGCGGCGCCGCGTTCGATGCCAACCCGGCCGGCGACACCAGGCCGACCACGCTCGACCAGGCCATCGCGGCGCGTCTCGCCGCCGGCTGATCACCCCTCCCCGTAGCCCGACCGGGCCCGTAGACAGGAGCATTACCCATGCCCGCCGTTTCTCTGGCCGAGGCCAAGAACAACGCAACCGATGACCTCGACGTGCAGGTCATCGACGAGTTCCGCAAGTCGTCCGCGGTCCTCGATTCCCTCCAGTTCGACCAGGCCGTCAACCCGGCCGGCGGGGGCGCGACCCTCACCTACGGGTACCGGCGCCTCATCACCCAGCCCACCGCGAGCTTCCGCGCGCTCAACAGCGAGTACACCGACAGCAACGTCACCACCCAGAAGTACAGCGTCGACCTCGCCGTCCTCGGTGGCTCGTTCTCGGTCGACCGCGTGATCGCACAGATCGGCCCGGCCGCGTCGGGGTCCGTCGCGCTGAACATGGCGCAGAAGATCAAGGCGACCTCAACGCAGTTCCAGGACGCCGTAGTCAACGGTGACGTCGCGGTCGACGCGAACGGTTTCGACGGCCTCGACAAGGCGCTCACCGGCACCGACACCGAGTACCGCGCCGCGCAGGTCACCGACTGGTCGAACTTCGACACGAACCCGGCCACAGTGCACCAGGCACTCGACGCCCTCGACGAGTTCCTGTCCCTGCTCGACGGCGCCCCGTCCATCGTTCTCGGCAACGCCAAGGCGCTTGCCCGCGTGCGCGCCGCCGCCCGCCGCGCCGGCATGTACACCCGCAACCCCGTCGACGGCCTGCTCAGCGCCGACGGCCGACCGATCGAGCGCGAGCAGTACGGCAACATCGTGTTCGCCGACCCGGGCGCCAAGGCCGGCACCAACAACCCGATCATCCCCGTGGAGAACCGGACCGTGGGCGGCACCGCCGCGACCAACCTCACGGACCTCTACGCCTACCGCGCCGGCCTCGACGGATTCCACGCCGTGGCCACCGCCGGCGGACAGATCGTGTCCAGCTACCTGCCCGACTTCACCACCCCGGGCGCCGTCAAGCGCGGCGAGGTCGAAATGGGCCCGGTCGCCGTCGCGCTCAAGGCGACCAAGGCCGCCGCTGTGTTCCGCAACATCAAGGTGGCCTGACCATGGCAACCATCACCGCGCCCGTTCAGGACTACAGCGGACCCGGCGTCGGTGGCCTCATCTTCGAGGACAGCCGCGCCGAGACCAGCAACCCCGCCGTCATCGCCTACGCCAGACGCCACGGATACACCGTCGAGGGCGACGAGGACGGGCCGCAGGACACCAAGCCTCCCGCCCGTTCCGCGTCCAAGGCCGAATGGCTCGCCTACGCCCTCACCCAGGGCACCGACGAGGCCACCGCCGAGCAGCTCACAAAGGAGCAGCTCACCGAGCAGTACGGGGGGTGAGCGATGGCCCGCGTCTACGCCACCCCCGAGCAACTGGCGGCATGGACCGGGCAACCGGCCCCCACGGACGCCGGCCGTCTCCTCGCCCGCGCGTCCGAGGACATCGACGACGCCCTACTCACCTCCGTCTACCGCACCGACACCGCCGGCATGCCAACCCACCCGAAGATCGTGCAGGCTCTCGCCGACGCAACCTGTGCACAGGTCGAATACCAGTTGGCGACCGGCGATGACGGGACCGGCGCGGCCGGCCGTTGGGGCAGCGTCTCCATCGGCCCGGTATCGCTGTCCGACCGCCGCGACAGCACGCCGACCGCGAACGAGGTCGACCTCGCCCCGCGCGCGTTCCGCGCCCTGAAACGGGCCGGATTGCTGCCGGGGGTGATCCGGTGAACGTGCCCCGTTGGCTACTCCGCCACCGGATCACCATCGAGCCGTACCTCGGCACCAGCGCGTACGGACCGAAGTACGGCCCACCCTCCAGGGACGTGCCCGCCCTGGTCGCCGAGGCGATCAAGCGCGTACGCGACGCGACCGGCGCCGAAGTCGTCTCGACCGCGCAGATCTACGCCGGCCCCGACCTCAACTGCCCCACCGGATCACGCGTCACCCTGCCCACCGGCCGCACCACCACCGTGATCAGCGTCGCCCACCACACCGCGCCCGGTCTGCCCGTGCCGCAGTCGACAGAGGTGATGTGCGAGTGACCCAGCGCGCCCGGATCAGATGGAACGGGAACGCCGCCCTCGCGGCGATGCGTCAAGGCGCCGTGCGGGGCGTGCAGTTGGGCGCCGAGCACCTGTTGAAGGTCTCCCGCGGACGGGTGCCGATCGAGGAGGGCACGTTGGAACGCTCCGGCGTCGTCTCCGTCGACGAGCAGTCAGTCACGGCCGCCGTCTCCTACGACACCCCGTATGCCGTGCGCCAGCACGAAGAACTCAACTACCGCCACGACAACGGCCGTACAGCGAAGTACCTGGAAGGGCCGTTGCACGAGGAGGACGGCACGATTACGGAGATCATCGCCGCTCAGGTCCGGCGGTCGCTGCGGTGAGCTTCCTTGTCGAGATCGTCGACGGCCTCGCCCGCCTGCTCGACGCCGCCGAGGTGGCCACCTACCGGCCCGACGGTGTGTACGAGACGGCCGAGACCGCGATCACGGACACCGTCATGCCGGACAGCCCCGACCGCGCCGTCGTGCTCACCGCCTACGACACGGCCAACGCGCAGAACCTCACCGACACCACCGTGTTCGTTCAGGCCCGTACCCGCGCCGGCCCCGATCCGCGTGAGGTGGCCGCCCTCGACGACGCCCTGTTCGAGGTGCTGCACAACGCCGGCCCGTTCCTGTTCGGCACCGCCCGCGTCGTGCTGATCACCCGCCAGTCCGCCGCCCCGCTCGGCGCCGACACCCTCGGCCGCTTCGAGCGAACCAGCAACTACACCGTGCGCGCCCACCGGCCGCACCCCCGACTTGAGTAGGAGGACCGTCCCTTGTCCACCCCCGTACAGCCGGCCGAGACCGAGACCGCACTCGCGCGCCGCTACCGCCTCGAACTCGACACGAGTTCGACGAGCACCCCGTCGTGGGTGATCGTGCCCGGCATCCAGGAGTTCGACCCGGCGGTCGACCCGACGCAGCAGGATTCCACCACCTACGAAGACGGCGGTTGGGCCGACAGCACCGTCACGCAACTCGCGTGGACCGTCGAGCTGACGATGCTGCACCGCTACCACCCGACCACGAAGGCGTTCAACGCGGCTCAGGAAAAGCTGAGGCTCGCG